AAAGCACCCATATTAAACCCTGAAGGGGAAGGAGGTTCGGCGGATTGAGTGCAAAAAAAGAAGTAATAGAAGAAGAGCAGTACACCAAAATAAAACCCGAGGAAAAAGAGGCTGAAGATGTTTATACGCTTAATGATTTGGTAGCGAATGCTGGCATATTTGGAGTGAAGCCTGAAGCAATAATTGGTGCAATGAAAATGGCTGGGAAAGAAGAAGCTACTAAAAAAGAGATAAGTAAGTTTCTGTCGGATTTTTTACGAAAAGAGGTGTAGAGAATGGCAGGAATTGTATTTCGTAGTGGCGAGCAAAAAGTAAGGCCTGGAGTATATATTCGTGTACAAAACGTAGGGCAACCTGTCGTACCAGCTTTACCTAATGGAATTGTAGCGGCAGTCTTCAGAAGTAATTGGGGGCCGATACAGACACCTACGGTGATTGAGACGGCAGAGGTAATAAGTGAGAAGTTCGGAGTAAGTGCCAGTTTAGATATGCTCCAAGAGGCGTTTAGAGGTGGTTGCAAAAAAATTGTAGGTGTGCGTGTTGGTGAAGCAGGAGCTCCAGCTCAGGTTACGTTAACAGATAGTAATACTACTCCAGCGCAAGTGGTAAAAATTACCACGAAATATCCAGGCACAAGGGGTAATAATTTCACGGTAACAATTAGGGATTCATTGACAAATACGAGTTTAAGAGAGTTCTTGCTTTATGAAGGAGCAACGTTGTTGCTTACCGTACCATTTGCAAAAGGAACAGCAGAGCCAGATGCTTTGGTTTCAGCATTGAATAGTTCGCAAGCGAATAAATACGTTACTGCAGAGAAGATTGCGGCTGGTAATGGAACATTGAAGGCAATAGCTAATGCGGGTATGACAGGTGGGCTTGACCCTACCACTACCGCAAATGATTATTTGACAGCCCTTACATCACTTGAGGCGGTTGATTGGAATGTGCTCGTAGTTGATAGTGAAGACACGAGTTTATTTTCGTCCATTCAGGCGTATATAGACCGTGTAAGGAATGCTGGTAAGCGTGTCATGGCAGTGTTAGGACAAAAGACAAATGTAGAGTTAAGCACCAGACTAACATTAGCACGTAGTTTTAACGACCCAGCGATTGTGTTTGTGGTGAATGGGTTCAGTTACGCTGATGGAACAGCGATAGAAGGTTATAAAGCCACAGGGCGAGTAGCTGGGATGATTGCAAGTGCTGATGTAACAGAGAGCCTTACCCATGCCGTAATACAGGGAGCTACAGGTTTGGTAGGTGCTTTGAGTAATACCGATATAGAAAGTGCGCTGAATAGTGGAGCATTGGTGTTTACGTTGAACTCGCAGAAGCAGGTTCAGATTGAGCAAGGCATTAATACGTTTATAACTCCGACGGCTGACCTTGATATGGGTTGGAGGAAGATAAGAAGAGTAAGGACAAGGGACACGCTGATTGACAGCATTGGTGCGACTTGGGACTTGTTGATTGGGAAGATAAATAATGACGCTAATGGTAGGGCTACATTGATGGCAGCAGCGCAAGGGGTAATAAATGAGATGATTAATGAAGGGGCACTAATTGCTGGTCAGATTTATGAAGATCCGACTAATCATCCAAAAGGTGATAGCGCATGGTTTATCATTCAAGTAGACGATACCGATAGTGCAGAGAAGCTGTACTTGACATTCCAGTTTAGATTTGCTCCAGTATAAAAGGAGGTGAAAGAATATGGCAGATGGCAGATACATATTCCGAGATTGTGTACCTGATGGTGCGATTGACATCGTGAATGTTCGGACAGGGGATATTGTGCAAAGGGCGTGGAGTTTCAGGGTAAATGCTCCAGTAGAATTGCAATCAGCCCTTGATGGAGGAACATTCCAGCCTAATCATATTATTCGTGGTTACGATGGTGAGTTGTACGACGGCGATGGTAATTTGCTTGCTGAAGTAAACACATTCCAAGCGCAGATAAACTCGACCAATACCGATTACCAAGCAGCTGGTAATAAACAAGTATGGGCAATACCCCAATCTTATACAGTTACTTTGACGTTTACAGAGACAGTAATAAAGGACGCCAAGATACTTAAAAAAGTGTTGGACAGTTTAGCAAAAGGAGCTCCAGATGCGAGTTTAAACTTTATGGGGGTATTACACGCACATACATAGGAGGGGTGAAAAGTGAGCAAGCTTGATAAAGAGGAGTTGTTAAGTAAAGAAGATGTCATACTAAGGGATGTAGCTGGCATTCTAAAAGCGATGGATACAATCGTAGAATATGAGACATACCACGTAGTTAGGGATGGGAAGGAGTTATTTTCGTTCCGAGTGCGTGGGTTGACCGATGAAGAAGCCGAGGAGTGCAGGCAAGAAGCTACAAAAACAGTGCGAGATAAAAGACTTGGCAATTTGGCAGTACCGCAGGAGTTCAATGCCGCAAAGTTTAATTCATTGATGATTGTCCAAGCCACGCATCCAGAAGACAGGGCAATGCTTTGGGATAACAAAGAATTGTGGGAGAAAGCCAATGTTCTTGCTGGTTGGCAGTTGGTGGATAAAGTGCTTAAGCGTGGCGAGAAGAATGAAGTTATCGAACTCATAGAGCGTTTGAGTGGGTATAATAGCGAGGAAAACGAGAGCCGAGTTGAAACGTTAAACAACTAATCAGGGCGGGTGGTGAAGCGAACATAATTCACCACCTGCTCCAAAGATGTGGCATTACTCCAGATGAGTATTGGAGTAAGCCACCAAAGATACGTGATTTTATGCGTGCAAGCATGTTGGTGGAGTTAGAACAGGAGCAAGAAGAATTAGAGAAGATAAGGGGGAAAGATGGCTAACGAGACCTATAAGGTAGAGCTTTTAATTACCGCACAAGACCAATCAGCACCAGTTATAGAGCAGGCAAATGAGCGAATTAATCGTTTCGCCCAAAATGCCGAGTTAACAAATAAGAAGTTAGCCCGTTCCCTGAATACGACTTATAAGCCGACCATAACAGCGATTGATAATACAGCACCAGCAGTAGCAAGTGCCCAATCAGGTTTAAGTAGAATTGTTGGCAAAGTGTGGAGTGTCGTTGTGCATGCAGTTGACCAAGCCACACCTGTATTTTCGAGCATTTTAAGTGGTGCAAAAAGTTTTGTGAGTAAAATAGGCAGCATTTTGGGTGGAGTAGGAAGGATGATAACATCACCACTTGGAATGCTTGGGATAGCTGGTGCTGGGGTGGGGATGACAGCCCTTATTGCTGGGCCATTAAAACTTGCAGGAGAGATGGAGCAGGCGAGGGTATCGTTTAAGTTTTTCCTTGAGGATGAAGAGAGGGCTAAACGTTTTATAGGTGAGTTGCAAGCACTTGCAGCTATTACACCATTTGAATTTAAAGATGTGCAGGATCTTGCTACCCAGTTGTTACCAGTTTATAAACAGATGTATGGATTAGAGAATGCTACAGCTATGACATTAGATACGTTGCTTAAATTTGCTGATGCGGCTTCTATGACAGGTGCGGGTATGGAAGGGTTGAAGGGTGCAATGCTTGGATTTACACAGATAGCGCAGTCAGGAAGATTAAACTTGCAGGATTTAAGGCAGGTTACTTTGAACTTAAAAATACCAATGACAGATGTATTGAAGGAACTCGGAGTGAAGTCGTTGGATGATATTTCAAAGAAGGCTATTCCCGCAAAGCAGGCTATGGAAGCAATTGGAAGAGCGTTGAAGCAGTATGCTGGTGGAAGTGAATTACAGGCAAAGACGTTGGTTGGATTGATATCTCAATTAAAGGATATTGCAGGCATGACGATAACATATTTCGGTGAAGGGATGCTGAAGCCAGTAGAGGATATCTTATTTGGACTTGTTGAAGCGGCTACCAAAGGCGAGGATGCATTAAAGAGTGTCCAAGATAGATTGTACAAAGCAGGTGTTAGGGTAGGAGAAGCGATGCAGAATGCTTATAGAAAGGTGGTTCGTTTCTTTGGTGATTTGAGTTCAATACCGGGATGGAATCAGATGTCAATGACACAAAAAATTATTACCGCTTTTAGCCAAGTACTGACAGCATTAAATAATTGGTTGAAGGGGGATCAGGGACAAGAAGTATTTAGAAAGATACAAGAAACGATAAACTCATTTTTCAAAACTATTTTCGGACCAGAAAATTCTGAGTTAATTAAGCAGCTTGCAACGTTTGGTTACACGCTTGGATCAGAGCTTGCAAGTGCGATTTTCAATGGGATAAAGAGCAATGTTAAATTAATGACAATTCTTGGTGCAATAGTAGGCTTCAAGATAGCTGGCTGGAAAGGTGCTTTAGTTGGGGCTGGAGGATTAGCTGCTTTGGCTGCACTTTTTAATTTGGAAGAGTATTTAGACGAGAGAGGAACGCCTGAAGTTACATCAAGTACGCCTGAGCTCACAGGTTCAGCAGCACAATATCAGATGATGCTTATACAAGCTGGCATGTTGCCTGATGAAGCTTATAAATTTATGGTTGAAAGTGGCTATATAACAAGTACTGGCGAATTAATAGATAAAATACCACTTTCAAGTTTACCAGCCCATGCGAGAGGTGGAATATTTTATACAAGGCATATAGCGCAAGTAGCTGAAAGAGGAGCGGAGGCAATTATACCATTAGAACGAACAGAACAAGCAGTTCGTTTGTGGCGGGCTGTAGGTGAGTATATAGGAGCGATACCAAAGGAAGTAACATATTCCGTCCAAGCGCAAGCAGTTACCCCATTAGGAAGTGTTCCCTATGGCACTGTTACAAAGAGTAATGTTATCAACTTAAACGTTAATACTGAAGGGTTAATCAGCGAAGTTGTCATAAACAATAAGGCTGATGTAGATGAAGCGGTCGACAAGATTGTGGGAGTATTAGCGCCAGAGTTAAGGAAGGCGTTTTCAAATATGGTGGTGGGATAAATGGAGTTTTACATAACAGGGAAGAATACCAAGCTTCATTTACCGATGAACCCAGAACAATTGCAAGTGATGACAAGTTCAAAGTTGTTCAGCGTTAGCATAATTGAGTTGGGCGATTTCTTAATTCCAAGAGGTATTGCGCCAGCGACGATTAGGTGGGAGGGTATATTCCCGGGTGTGAGTAGGAGGAACAGCATATATGTTGTGGATTGGCAGGATCCCAAGGCGATAGTGGGTTTGATTTCAGGCTGGAGACGAGAGAATGTAAAAGTTCATTTGTTGATAACAGAAACACCAATAAATATGGATTGTTACATTCAAGAGTTCGACCATACATGGAAAGGTGGACATGGCGATTGTTATTACTCCATAAGTTTGGTTGAGGCACGTAATTTGGTTGTGATGACAGAAAAAGAGAAGAGTACGAGTGCGCAGGCTAAAACGAGTGCACAGAGACCAGCTCCGAGTATNCCNAAAACGTATACCGTAAAACAAGGCGATACCCTATGGGGTATAGCAAAAAAGTTTCTCGGTGATGGTGCAAAGTGGAAGACATTGTACGAGTTGAATAAGGCTGTCATTGGCCCAGATCCGAATAAAATTAAACCCGGGCAGGTGCTCAAGCTTGGTTGATATTACCAAGATAAAGTATGAAGTGCGCATTATTGATCCAAGCGGTAAGCAAATGGATGTTACGCCATTTGTTAGTCAATTGTCCTTTGGTGATGCCGAAGGAGAGTTAGCGGCACATTTAAGTATGACATTGACAAATCAGCAAGTAGGTGGGAAGTGGATACACCAGCTTGTAGCACTTGGGACACCGATATACCTATTAGCGAATGGGGTAGAAGTGTTCAGGGGCACGGTGTTTGATTGGATGACGTCCACAGATCCGTTGGGTAGTGTGGAGATTGAAGCGTACGACCAGCTGATTTACTTGTTTAAGAGTGAAGATGATAGGTACTATAGGTCGGGACAAAGGGCAATAGATGTGTTGACAGATATTTTCAGGGCATGGAATATTCCCATTGGCAAGATAGAGGGGCCGAATGTGGTATTAGCCAAGCAAGTATTCCGACAAATGACAGTTGCGGAGATGATAAACAGCATNCTCAAACAAGGTAAAGATAAGGGAGCAGGCGAGTTTATCGTACGTAGTGAAAAAGGGAAGGTTTATATCAGAAAAGCCATGTCCAATCAAGATGTTTACGTGTTTGCATATAATGAAAATGTGCAGTCGGTAATGGATAGGTGGAGCATTAATAATCTTGTTACACGAGTGCGTATTATAGGTGCGGAAGATGAGGAAGGAAGGGCACCGTTAATTGCAGTTCTTGATGGAGACACAAAATATGGTATATTGCAAAGGATTGTCCAGAATAGTTCAGGTGACACCATAGCCGATGCAAAGCAGAATGCGAAAGAGATATTGAAGGAGTTCGGACAGCCAGAGAAAGACAGGACATTCAGGTGCGTAGATGTTCCCTTTATCAGGAAGGGTGATAAGGTGAAAGTTGTTGCTGGGACGTTAAATGGGTATTACCAAGTCGTATCCGTAGAGCATAATGTTACAAGTTTAACTATGAGCGTGGGGTTAAAATGAATAAGAAAAACATTGACGATTTGGCTAAAGTGTTAAATGAAAGAATTAGTTTAATAGCTAACAAACCTGATAGCATTGAATTAGGAACGATACAGCCAGATATGAGCTTGAAGCTTGATACGTTTGCAATGCCGATAAAGAAAGGCGATTATTTGATAGCCGATTTTACTGCACAGGTTGAGTTTCCCAATTGGTCGTTAGTAGGTGTTGGCGAGTATCCCGTAGACGATGAAGGGAAGCCGATAGAAGGAGTAGACATATACCATACCGCACAGACAAGGTGGGATTGGGAGCAGAGCACTGTTGAGAAGGTGAATATAAGAATCAAACCCGAGCTTAAAAGTGGCGATAGGGTGTTGGTGGTATGGGTTAATCAGCATAGAGACCCTGTAGTAATTGCAAAGGTGGTGAGTTCGTAAATGCCAGACCTTTATCCGAAGTTTGATATGCCAGATTTGGTGGAGGCGGTAGAAGATACCAGTATCGCATATCCGAAAAGTTGGTTATTTGATTTTGATACAGGCGACTTTGTGTTAGATGGAGCTGGCAAAGTAGTAGAGGCTGATGGGCTGACGGCTTGGGCTCAGTGGTGTGTAAAGGCCGTACTAACGCAGAGGCTTGCATTTGTGGTTTATAACTGGGACTATGGCGTGGATATTGAAAACGTAATGAAGCAACCGACCAGAGCTGTAACCGAAGCGGAGTTGGAAAAGGAAATTACAGAGGCACTTATGACAGATCCGAGGACAGCAGAGGTAAAGAATTTTACGTTTGAGTGGAGTGGAGATGAGCTGACTGTAAGCTTTATAATCGTGAATGCCGCAGGCGTGCCAGCAGAAATTCGTGTCGGGGTAGGTTTAAGGGGGTGAATGAATGGAACTACCAGAATTTTTACAAGATGTAGCATACGAAACCATTTTAGCTACTTTGCTTGCACAAGTGCCCGATGATGTGGATAAGAGCCAAGGGTCTTTTATATACGATGCTTTATCGCCAGTAGCGGTAGAGTTGACCGAAGCGGCAATTTGGGCTCAGGAAGTGTTACGCAGAGGATTTGCTCAAACTACCTTTGGTACATATTTAGACCTGAGATGTGCCGAGCATGGAGTGTATCGAAGGCCAGCCGCAAAGGCTGTTGGATATGTGACATTTAGGGGAGATCCTGGGACTAGGATACCTGAAGGAACGATTATTTCAACGCCATCGAGCGAGCTTGCTCCAGCGGTATTTTTTGTTACCACAGAAGATTCAACAATAGGATCGGACGGAACAGTCACAGTGAACATTGAAGCAGTGGAGTCAGGGACATCAGGAAACGTAGCCGCCGGTGCTATATCCTTGTTGGCGCAGCCACTACATGGTGTTAGCTCTGTCAACAATGCCATGCCTACTTCAGGCGGATTAGACGAAGAAAGCGATGAAAGTCTGTTAGAACGGCTGCTGTTGCAGGTGCAATATCCACCTGGCACGGGGAACAAATACGATTATGAACGTTGGGCAAAGGAGGTACCCGGCGTAGGTGAAGCGAAATGTATACCACTTTGGAACGGCCCAGGGACAGTAAAGGTAATTATTACGGATAGCAATGGAGCGCCAGCGGGGCCAGAGCTAATCCAGCAGGTTCAGGAATATATTGCACCAGAGCCCGGCAAAGGAGAAGGCAAGGCTCCAATAGGGGCAAGCGTGACGGTAGAGGCGCCAGGAGTAGTGACAGTGGACATAAACGTTACACTATTTTATCAACCTGGATACGACCCTGTTGCGGTTAAAGCCAATTTAGAAACTGCCTTGGCCAGTTATATTAACGGCTTGGGAATAGGCGAGACAGTGCGTTATGCTGCTATCGGTAAAATAATCTTTGAAACAAAAGGAGTAAGCGACTATTCTGGCTTGCTTATAAACGGTGGCACTGGAAACATCGTTGTTCCCGAGAACGGGAAAGCCGTATTAGGAATGGTGACCTACAATGAGTAAAGAAAGAATCATGCAGTACTTGCCGGAATACTACCAAACCAGCAGGGTGATGGGAGCAATAGCCAAAGCGCAGGGCACAGAACTTGATATGCTGTATACGGCGCTCGATGAGATACTAAAGCAGTTTTTCATAGATACGGCCACATGGGGACTAAATTTATGGGATGAGTTTCTGGGGCTTAAAACAGAAGCATATTCAATCGAGGAACGGAGAAGATTACTGAAAAGCAAGCTGATTATGCAGCCACCGGTAACACGAGAACGGTTTAAAAAACTGCTAGATGGGGTTGCAGATANTATTGACGTGATTGAGCATTATGAAGAGTATAATTTTGAAGTCACGCTTTTGGTTAAAACGAGCCTAAGAACTACCCTTGAAAAGATACTTGAGCAGATAGAGGACAACAAACCGGCACATTTGTCATACCAGCTTATTTTAGGTTTCTTGCACGAACTTCAAGCTACAGTACTGTTTAACCGCTGGTTTTCCGATATTCTGAAACTGTGCGGCACGGTCGATGTTTCTGGTGAAGAAGTAGTCACGACACTTGGCAGGCGATATACGGAAAGTCTCAATGACGAGAAGCGGGCATGGTTATCAGAGCCGTTTATAAAGGCTANTCTAACAACGTTTTGCGGAGAGGTGGTGTATGCATGATAACGCAGGATGGGGTGAATTTCCTATATAAAGCACTTAAAAATGGACTTTATAAGGCACAAGTGTTAGTAAATGNACAGTATAAAGACATTAATATTCAAAAAATTGAGGTAACAGCGAATTCGATAAAAATTTTCGTATATGCTGATGAGACAATTATAGGCCAGATAACGCAATATAGGCTAATGACTTATGACGGNAAGGCTTTTCTGACGAGGAACGAAAACATAACCAAAGATGGTACCAGAGGGCTTCTTACGTTGTTTGAAATCAAATTACAGGAGGTGTAAAGAAAATTGTATAGCAATACTTTTTGGCAAGACCATGTGGTAGACCAAAACGGGCAAGTGATACAACAAGGGACCCCTTTAAGTGCTAGAAACCTCAACAATGTAGAAAATGGGATTCAGGATGCCCATACGGCCTTTCAGGTATTCCTGCATTACTTCATCCAGTTTGAACGATGGATTAGGCAGAAGGTGGCGGATTTCGCGGCCGAGTTTCTCAATGAAATTCAAACCGTCACCCTTACCAACACCCTGAAATTCCCGTTCAATGACAGTGCCTACACCGTGAGTTTAGTGACTACCAGGAAGACCCTAAACTACGATGTGAGCTGGGAGGTAGTAAGCGCAAACGGTAATGTCGGAGACATTACCGTTTTTGACAAGCAGCTGAACGGTTTTAAGATTGCCTTTGATGGCAGCGCTACAAGCGTAACATTGAAATTAAGGATTAAAGGAGGAATGCTCGTATGAAGGTAATCGAAAAGAACGAAGGCCCGAAAATCGCCTATGAAGTAACCGGGACAAAAATAACCTTTGGAGACGACGAGCTCACGATTAACGTTGCAAAATACCAAAGGGACTGGCCAGTGCATATTGATATTTGCAGCAATAGAGACAAGCAGCTGGTTATAGGCACAGGAGAAGGCCTGTACTATGTAGCGCAGCTTGATATCCCTGAAATCAAATACACAGAACCGGAGAACGAAGAGGAAACTCCAGAGCCACTACCAATAGACATGGAGGATGTCGTTTTGACGCTCTGGAGCCTTGAACATCCGGTACCAGCNGAAATGTAAAGGAGGACTGACAAATGGCTAATTTTGATTTGGTAAATTTAGCACTCAAAGCAACATGCCCAGGAAATGAAATCATCCTGGACGACAAAGGACTACCCAGTGTAATGGTGCGCATTCCTAAATTCAAGATTAAGGACGTTATCGACGGCGGAAGCGATAGCACGCACCCTGCATTTATAGTGAATGGTATCGAAGTTCCAGAGATTTATATTTCTAAATTCCAGAACGTGATCCACAACGGCAGAGCTTACAGTTTGCCGGGAGAGGATCCAAAGACCGGTATCAACTTTGACACTGCAAGGCAGGCCTGCGAAGCAAAGGGACCAGGCTGGCATCTTATGACAAACGCCGAGTGGGCGGCCATTGCACTCTGGTGCAGGAAGAATGGCCTCATGCCCAAAGGGAACAACAACTACGGCAAAGATCATAGCGAGAGCAGTTATGTGGCCATACCAACACTAATTGGTGGAGATGGAAGGACTAATAGAGTGGCCACAGGAACTGGCCCTGTATCATGGAGCCATAACGGAGAAGTTACAGGCATATGGGATTTAAATGGAAACGTATCTGAATGGTGCGGAGGNTACCGTACATTAGGTGGAGAAATTCACATCCTACCAAACAATAATGCGGCAGATCCAAATAATAGCCAATCAGTTTCAAGCGAGCTCTGGAGAGCTATTCTGGAAAATGGATCTCTTGTAGACCCAAATACAGACGGAACCTTGAAATGGGACTTTGTAGATGGCAAAATCACACTTTGCAAGACTATAACCAATCAAGCGGATGCATTAAGAAGCACAGAATTCAAAAACCTTGCAGTAGCTCCAGAAGTGTCCACAATTCCGGAAATTCTTAAAGCGCTCGCACTTTTCCCAGCAGATAANGGAGATCATGGCGGAGATTACTTCTNCATGAACAACGGAGCAGGCCTTGAAAGGCTCGCGGATCGCGGTGGCTACTGGATCCGCGGGTCCCACGCCGGTGTGTTCTTCATGGGCGGCAACTCCTCCCGCTCGAACTCCAGCGCGGTCCTCGGCTTCCGCTCCGCTTATATTCCGGGAATCTGATATCTGGAATCCTGAATATCTGGTTTAGGGAGGAGTTATTTTTATGCCCAGGCGCTGGAATGGTGCCTGGGTAGGCTTATATGGAGGTGGGAAAGAAAATGGACGATGTAAAAGAAACACTTCGCGACCATGAACGGAGAGGTGCAGGATGCCAGGGGCAGAAATCGCTCAGTACGGAGTAGCAATTTTCGCCAGAGCAATGCTTGGCTACGTATTCGTAAAGATTATCGGCGGTACGAAGCCCGTAGATAACAGCAAAGAACTAGCAGCTGTAATAGAAAATAATACTAAAGCATTAAAGGAACTAATGACCGTGCTGCATCAGATAGAAGTGCAGATGGCAAGGCAAGAAACAAAAATTGACGAGATACTTGCAAGGACGAGAGATGAGAAAGATGACTGAAGAGCGTTTTTCCAAGAAAGTAGTGCGATGGGTGATATTGCTAAGTGCGGTGTTTGTGGTGGCGGTGTTATTGATATATTGGCATACTGGGTCAGAGCCATCAACGTTAATAGCGAGTTGGTTTGCTTTCACCACAGGTGAGCTGTGGGCATTAGCAGGAATAAAGAGAGAAGAGACAAAGAAGGGAGGGAGCGACGATGAAGGTGTGCATTGATCCTGGCCATGGTGGAAGCCAGCCAGGGGCAGTAGGGTATTTCGGGACGAAAGAAAAGGATATTACGCTTCAGGTTGCTTTACAGCTTAGGGATGTACTTAAAACTGCGGGTGTGGATGTGGTAATGACAAGGGAGAGCGATAAAGATGTGAGAACAGCCAAGCAACCAAATGAGCTACAAGCAAGGTGTGATGTAGCGAATAACTCCAAGGCCGATGTTTTCATTTCAATACATTGTAATGCATCAAATGACTCGTCGGCTCATGGGACGGAGACGTGGTACTACCCGAAAGACGCTAAAAGCAAGACTTTAGCACAGTTTATCCAGACGGAGTTGGTGAAACAAATAGGTCTAAAGGATAGAGGAGTTAAACAAGGCAATTATTACGTAACACGTTATACAAAAATGCCAGCCGTGTTGGTGGAGCTGGCGTTTATTAGTAATCCCGAGGAAGAGGTATTACTTAAAAACAAGGCGTTCAAGAGGAAGTGTGCTGTAGGGATAGCTAATGGTGTACTTCGTTTTCTAGGAATGCCTTTAGTAAAGGAGGTGCAAGGCATGAAAGACGTACCGCAGACACATTGGGCGTACAAGTACATAAAAGAGTTGTTCGATTTGGGAATTGTGCAGGGTGATGAAAAAGGATATTTCTATCCAGACAAGCCAGCTACAAAGGCGGAAGTAGCAACGATGATAGCAAAGCTATACGAAAAACTGAAAGGAGGGAAATAAGATGCATGATGTGTTGTTGCAGTTACTTTACGATTTATTGGCACTTTTAATCCCGATACTTGTCGGCTATGCGATAGCATGGTTGCAGAAGAGGATAGGGACAGAGAAAATGGAAGCGGTAGTGCGAGAGCTTGCTACAAAGCGAGAGCTGGCACGAGTTGCCGTGTTGTTTGTCCAGCAGGCATACAAGGATTTGGGCGGAGCAGAGAAGTATGACAAGGCGGCAGAGTGGTTGTCCGATGCGGCAGACAAGATAGGTATACAATTGTCCGAAGAAGAGATAAAGGGACTTATTGAAGCCGCCTTAAAGGAGTTAAAGACGGAACTCGGCGAAGTGTGGGATGAGTTAGCGAATTAGCCGCCTATTACTTTAATATAGGCGTTGCCCTCCGAGGTGCTCCCCTCCCTCCTACTCGGAGGGCGTTTTTATTTGTGGTATTGTGCAGGTATTGACATATAGCGAAAAATGGTATAATATATAAAGAGATAACATGAAAGGAGGGAGTAGGTATGGCAAAGATTGTGTTAGACGTGGCGAAGTTGAGGATGTGGAGGGCTTATCGTGGATTGACAAAGCACAAGATGTCGCAGTTGATGGGGTATGCTGGCGATGGATATTACTACATTGAAAGCGGCAAGGTAGTTCCATCGTTGGCGAGGATTAATCAAATTTGTGAGATTTTAGACATCAGTCCGTTGGACATCCTCGTAATTGAGGATGAGAAGAAGAAGGAGGGAGAACATGAAAACATTGGCGAGGTTCGTTGACTTTGTGAATGATGAAGAGACAAGCACCTTGACAGTGCACGTGATGTGCTGTCCCGACATTGGGGCGTACGTAAAGTTGTTGGATGATTTAGGGTTTACGTTCATTTACATTGATGGTGACTCATGCGAGGCAGAGCTTGAAGGCGAGTATGCAAAAGTGTTTGAAGTAATGCGCATGCTTGAGCAGGAAGGATTTGCGTGGTAGCCATGGCGTTACGAGTAAGTAGTGCAGGAGCTTGTCCGAGAAGGATAGAACTTGAGGCATGGGGTGTAGAAGGGCTTCCATTGTGGGAAGGTTCAGAGCGAGCGTTCGCTGAAGGTAACATGCATGAGCAGTCTATCCTTGAGTGGGCATGCGAGAACTTACCAAATGGGCCGTATGTGTTACATAGCCAGCAGAAGGAAGTTTCTATTTTTTACCACGATAAAGAACTACTTGTGGGGCATATTGATGGATTAGCTACCAATAATGAAGGTGTAACAGTATTGCTTGAGGCAAAGGCTTTAGCAAAGAGAGCATTTACAGAGATACGAGAAAAAGGATTGAGAGAAGCACATCCGCAGTATTTCACGCAGGTGCAGTTGTACTTGTATGCGTTGGGGTTGGAAAAAGGGTATTTGATAGCACGGAATAAGGATACTCCAAAGACGAGGTTCTGGGATCACCATATTGAAGAAGTCGTTTACGATGCCGAGTTTGTAGAGGCCGAGCTAAAGCGGTTGGAGGAGTTGGCAATTAAGATTGAACAAGGCGTTGAGATTGAGCCACCGTATAATCCCGAGGATAATTGGCAGTGCAGACAGCCATATTGTCCGTATACAGAAAAGTGCTTCCCAGAGTACTATAAAAACTCCAAACAGCCTAAAATAGCAAAAGTGGATATGGAATTATCAAGTCTCGTTGAGCAGTACGTTGAGCTTGGCGAAGAAATATCTGAAATGCAAGAGATAAGAGAAGGCATAAAGGAGCAAATCATGGAGCGTGTAGGAAGCGACCCTGTGATAGCTGGCGAGTATGTGGTATATACCAAGGAGCGCATTACCGAGACAATAGACACCAAGAAGGTGCGGGAGGTAGTACCAGCTGAAATGTTGCAGGGTTTAATGAAGGTATCAAGGTCGCAGGTATTGTATGTCAAGCCTGCGGCTGAAGAATAAAGAGGAGGGATAACGATGGACAGTATCGTAAAGTACAAGTCTGAGAGTGGCGAGGAAGTTTCTTTAAGGGCAGACATTATTAAGCGTTATTTGGTGTCGGGGGACCCGAGCAAGGTTACTGACCAAGAAGTTATGATGTTCTTAAAATTATGCCAGTACCAAAAGCTCAATCCGTTCCTTAATGAGGCCTATTTGGTGAAGTTTGGGAATGAGAAGGCGCAAATAATTGTCGGCAAAGATGTGTTTATGCGTCGGTTGTCTAACAGTCCGTTAGTTGAAGGTTACCAAGCAGGTATCATCGTTCGTAAGAAAGGTTCAGACGAGATACAGTACCGTAATGGGACATTCTATGTGCCGGGCGAGGAGCAGTTGCTGGGAGGTTGG